TATGGAGATGATATGGTCGTTTCTGTAAAGAAAGAGTATACGGATCATATGAATAATCTGACTTACGCAAAATTTATTTCGAGAGAGACTTCCATGACATTCACATCAGCAGCAAAAGGTATCGTTGAAGAGCCTTTCATTGCGCCGCGGAAGAGTAGTTTTCTAAAGAGAAGGTTAGTCAAGCGTTCTTGGTTTGACAACAAGAGCGTAGCAGCCTTATCACCAGATTCTTTGAAGCGATCCATGGATTGGATGTTGCCATCACGTTTTGAGACTCCAACTAAACAAATGATTGGCACATTGAATGCTATGTTACGTGAACTGCTCTTTCATTTGCCACCAGATCAGGTTGAAGTGGTGAGAAGAAGGTATATTGACGCATTAGCTGAGTCGTACTCTTTGTTATCGGATGAAGTAGCTTGCTACGTTCTGCCAATTTCGAACGTTTACACAGATTTGTATATGGCTCAGGTTCATGCCGACCAAGAGATTGCGATAGTCGGGGAAGAATCGCACCGTTTCTTTGATTACCTAAGTTTAGTCTTTGGTGGTTTTGACATTCTTAAGGCTTGGAAACGCGTCCCAGAAACCCAAGCTGACTGCGCTATGAGCAAAGCGCCGCCAGTTATCAAACGGCTCACTGAATCGAATTTACAAACTGTTTACCTTTCCGAGATTGATACTCTGAATCAGAAATTACATCGTATCAAAACGGCTATTTCAGACGAATTCAAGGACTTGGATGACGTTATGGCATATCGCGAGACTGAGATGTATCAACATGATCCGAACGAAAAGAATCGAATTGACCTCATAATTGAGATGTTTGGTCAGATGATGGCCATTGAGGCCTCTATATCGATTTACGTCAGGAGACTGAAACGAATGCAACGATTGGATGTTAATTCTCAATCTCTTCCCGATGTCACGCCAGAGGAAATTCCTGATGACCGTAAGGATTATCACGTCAATGCTACCGAATTTGATGGTGCTCACGATTCACATGATGTTGAGGGTGAGGCTCCTTATATTCCTATTTTTGCTGAGACGGATGCTGATCTGAAAAATTTTTTTGCGAGACCTATTTTGATTGTGACAAATGTCATTTCAATGGTTTCTGCAGTTAATTTTAATTACAGCGTTTGGGATTTATATTTTAAGGATCCCACCGTTAGAGCGAAATTAAGGAATTTCTCCATGATTCGGGCAAAGTTGTGTGTAAAGTTAAGTGTTGCGGGAACGCCATACCATAAGGGATCACTTTTAGTCTCTTATGTTCCGTTACCAACTACAAATTCCGTATACACTTACTACAGTACTACAGCTCCGGCAGCGTTGTTAAACAATTTCAACAAGTGGTTGGCTCAAACGCCGGGAAATGTTAGAATGGATATTAGGCTTAATCAGCCATTAACCTTCTCATTTCCCTTTGTTTCGCCGATGCCTGCATCGAGATTGTATAACAATAGCAGCATTGCCTTATCAGACGTCAGCTCTTATGATGATTTGGCGTCATTGGGTGTTTTGAATATCCG